TACCTTTCTATCTACGTTATCAATTTAGACACAAACCAAGTGCCTGTAAAAACCCTACTACAGTATGTTTATAAGGTCAAATTTTTTTTAGTGATCTAGATACGTAATTAGTTTGGTTTTTGGGCTGTCGGAAAAAATGGCCTCTGTAGCTTTCCTGACTACTTTACTAGGAATTAATCTATTTACGTAATTAGTTTTTTTTTTTTTTTTGAAATTTTTAAAATTATTTTCCACATACATATATACATATATATACATAGTACGCCGTTGCTTTGTTCTATATAATATACGTAGAAGTATTGGCTTGTTCGCGTGGGGAAATTTATTTTGAAACAAAGTCCTGTTCGCGTGGGGAAATTTATTTTTAGTTACCTGTTAACTTTTTCTTGACACCTCTGTACAAGTTGCTAGAATCCAATTTATTAACCAACTAAATTAATCAAAGGACCAATTATGGAAAAGAAAATATACGAAGTACTAACGAGTAGAGTTGAATCTACTGACATAGACAGGAATATCTATAAGTTATTCGACTTATGGCGAGATCACGAAGACGATCACTACGTAACTACATTTGAAGTGCCTAACCTACACGATCAGCTAATGGAGTTCGACAACGGCAATCCATTAGAGTTCAACATAGGATTGATTGTTGGATCATCTGGCTCAGGGAAATCTTCTATACTCAGACAGTTTGGTGAAGAAGAGAAACCATATTGGAGACCATACAATTCTATAGCATCTCACTTTAAAGATGAGAGTGATGCAATCGACAGACTTTCAGCTACAGGACTTAACTCAGTACCTACGTGGGCAAAGCCTAGAAATGTAATCAGTAACGGTGAGGGCTTCAGAGCCGACTTAGCACGTAAGTTAGGTGATGGGGCTGTAGTCGATGAGTTTACGTCAGTAGTTAATAGAAACGTAGCCAAGTCATGCTCAACGTCTATAGCAAAGTATATACGTAAGAATGATATAAAGAATGTTGTATTGGCATCTTGCCATAATGACATCATCGAATGGCTAGAACCAGATTGGGTATACAACACTGACACAAAACAGCTTGTGTCTAGGAGGTCTCTTCGGCGAAGCCGTGTTCAATGGATCAGACCCACAGTCGAGCTTTCAATTTATAAATGCTGTAGAGAAAAGTGGGAGTTGTTTAAAAACCATCACTATCTAACATCCAAACTACCTACGGCAGTAAGATGCTTTCTTGCTAAGTGGAATGGTGAGACTGTTGGCTTCGCTAGTAGTATGGCACTTCCGGGTCGCATACCCCCTTTATATGAAGGCGATACAAGGATGAAATTTAGGGAGTGTAGGACTGTATGTCTTCCCGATTTTCAAGGCTTAGGCATTGGTACAAGGCTGTCTGATGCCGTGGCTGATATTCACATAGAACAAGGTCTTCGATATTTCTCTAAGACTAGTCACATAAGGATGGGGGAGTATAGACAGAACTCACCTCTATGGAGAAAGACAGTCACCAATCTCAAAGACCGAAGTAAATCTACTCACGGTGACGGTAAGGGTTGGCATCACTGGACCTTGGAAAAGAAGAGGATTTGCTACAGCCATGAATATATTGGCCCAGAGTCATCAGTAGAGCCTTATCTACGTAAATCATACGATCCTCAATTCCAAAACCTATACAAAAGAAAGGATCAAAAAAATGGTTAAACCGTTAACAATTAGCCAAATTCAAAACCGAATAGATGATATTGAATCTCAATATTATAAAGGTTGGAAACAAAGCGAATACTGGTGGCGAGTGTCTGGTGATGTTGACCCACAAGATAGAAGGCTTTGGACCTATTACCACAATCTAAAAAATAAAAGAGAGGACCAAAAGAATGGTTAAACTAGATACGTTAACCGATATCTACAATCGTTGGGGCGATAAAGAAAAGCTCCAACCATTGGGAAGTGCAGACGAAGAACTGTTTGCTAATCAAGACCTAACATCAACCCAAAGAAATTGGTTGAAAAGGTTTATTGAAGTGTGGGAGTATGCACAAGGTAAGGATTATGCTGAGTGGGCATCTCGTAATGCTTAGTCACGTAGATAAAGTTCATCGTAATTTACCACCTTGTGAAACTCTTAAATGTAAAAACAAAGCGACCATCAAAGAAAAGGATATATACTTTTTCTGTGCTGAGTGTGCTTTAAAAAGAATAAAGGAAAAAGAAAATGATAAGATCAAGTACTGAAGTAGATGCCTACGGTCCACGACTACCTAAAGGACAAACTGAGGGTACACTAGCCGATTTAAAAACTGTACCGACACATTATAAAGTTACCCTTAGTAACGTAGATGCGGAGCAATTGGATAAGATAGCTCACTTAATAAACAGTCTGAATATGCGTGACTACAAAGATGTCTAAAGCTCCCTACGTAAGACCTCGTATGAGGGGCAGTGTAAGGGTTTATGACATTAGACCTACCACTGAGGTAAAGAGGGCATTCCCTGAGCTAGAGAGAGAGACTTACACCTCTAGTTCAGAGGCTAATGCCAGAGGATATGAGATAAAACGTAAGTTTGAGTTATGGAAGTGTGGTAATCATCAGGATGTCTACGTAGATGATAGATCAGTAGAGGCACTGATTGATGATTATAAGAAATCTATGTCTTACGTAAACATTACGAATGATGCCACTAGGCGTTCTTACAGTGATCACATAAGACACGTACTTCCTGTTTGCGTAGCTAACACACCGTTTTCTAAAATGAATGTGTCAAACGTAGACTACAACTATGCTCAATCTTTATGGTTACACATAGAGAATACAGTCTCAACACACAAAGCGAACCATACTTTTAAAGTATTAAAGCTAGTCTGGAATGAGGGTCTTCGCTCAGGGAAAGTTAAATTTAATCCTTTCTCTTTAGTTAAGATGCCAAAGCTACCAGACAGACAAGTTCTGTGGGAGATGGATCAACTTACGGGTATGATTAAGTATTGTGACAGTAAAGGCTACCCTTCTATGGGTACGATGCTTACAATGTGCTACGAGTTCTGCCAACGTCCTGTAGATGTACGGACTATGAAGTGGTCTAACATAGACGGTCTTAGTGGCGTAAGTAACTTTATACAGCAAAAGACAGGCAAGCATATGTCTATCAAGGTAACTAACGCAGTACAGAAACGTATGTATCTACATAAGAAACGTAATATAGATGATTACATCTTTGCTTATGAGAATACGGGTAAACCTTATACGCAAGACAGATGCAACAAGTTGTTTCGCAAACTCGCGCTTGGGTATGGACTTCCAGATGTTGCTCTACACGGTCAACGTAATAAAGATGGTAGCCAAAAGTATTCTTCTATTTGGATGTCTGATTTACGTAGGACAGGAGCAACTCATGCCTCGCGCTCAGGTTGTACTGACAGAGAGTTGATGGCTTTAACAGGCCACAAAAATCCTAATATGTTAGTAGTTTACGCAGTTACGGGCGAAGTGGAATCTACCAACGCAAACATAAAAAGAGGGCTACTTTAAAATTAAATGTTGACTTAAAATATTTAGCCAGTAGACTAACGTCTGTTCCGCTAGGGACAGATATAACCAACGACTGTGAGACCATGACTTATTTAGAACAACTTGAAATTGTAAAAACAATACCCATCAAAGAGGGAGACACTATAGTAATCCAGTGTCCATTTTGTGGTGGGCTAAAGAAATTGGCTGTATCTAAACTGGACGGTCAACTCAAGTGGTATTGTTATAGGGCTTCTTGTAATGGAAAAGGTATCTACTCAGGTAGACGTAATCTTAAAGCGATTAAGAACTATTTAGAAGATACCATTCAGAAGAAAGCTAAAGATCCTAAGCCTATTCCTGAGATAACTACTTCCGTAGATAATCACCAAAAAGCATTAGACTATTTAGTTGAGGTTAATAGTTTGGAAGCTTATGAAAAAGGATACATAAAAGTAAGATATGCCCCAAGCGAAGACAGAGTATTATTTTACGCAGACGATGGTGCAGTGGGAAGATCACTAAAGAAGTTTGGATCTAAGTGGATTACTTACGGTACTATAGATAGCGGTGTTCACGTAGGCACAGGGTCTATATGTGTATTGGTAGAAGATATACCTTCGGCTTGTAGTGTAAGTCGATTAGATAATTACGTAGGTGTTGCTTTATTAGGAACAACTATATCACCAAGCATTAGAAAAAGTATAAAAATATATAGCAATCGTTACCTATGTCTTGATAAAGATGCGAGTAATAAAGCCGTGTATCAAATACGTAATGTAGATAGATCAATAAAAGTCAGGCTCTTAAATAACGATTTAAAAGAACTATCTAAAGACCAATTAATAAAGGTACTTCAATGAATAAATTTTTTATGCTTGATTTTTTTAACGGGTGCTGTAAAATAGAAATTAATTAAATGTTATAGAACTGAAAGAATACAATGGACCAATCACTATTAAAAAGTTGCCTATGCAACACATTCTACAATTCAAACAAGGCAAAGCTAAGACCATCACTCTTTGAGGAAAGTCTTAAAGAAGTATTCCAGACTATTGTTTCTATGCACGATAAGTTTGGAAAAGATATTACTCCATTAGAACTATTTGCGTACTGGAAGGCCAACAACCCTACGTCTACAGGTTCATGGACTGTTGAGATAGAAGATCAAATAAACTCTATATCTTCTTCGGATGCGATAGATGAAGCTATTGCCGTAGATATAATAGAAAATCTGTGGAGACAACACGTTGGCCTAGACATAGCTAACTTAGGCATAAAGATGTCTGAGGGTGATGTCTCTGCAATGGACACTCTTAATACTTTACTTAATCGAATATCTAATGGCTATCTTCCAGATGACTTTGGGGAAGAGGTAACTGATGATATCTACGAACTGTTAGCTACGGTATCAAATGATAATAGATTTAAGTTTAACTTAGATACGTTATCTAGGGAAGTGTACGGCATTGGTAGAGGCGAGTTTGGGGTTATAGCCGCTTATAGTAACGTAGGTAAAACTGCATTTGCTATTAGTTTATGTGCTTCGCCCGCAGGATTTTGCCAACAAGGTGCTAGAGTTTGTTACGTAGCCAACGAAGAAATAGGTAAACGTACTAAGCTTCGCGCAATTCAAGCATACACTGGGATGACCAAAGAGGAGATAGAATTTGATCCTCAATCGGCATCAGCTAGATACGCAGGTATTAAAGATAGGCTTATTTTTGTAGATGCTCAGGGTTGGGATATTCAAACTTTAGAAGCATACTTAAATAAACAACAGCCTGATTTAGTTATTGTAGATATGGCTGATAAAATTGCTCTCGCAGATAAGTTTAACAGTGGGCATGAGCGTTTACGTGAATTGTACTATCGCTTGAGAGAAGCGGCTAAGACTTATAACTGTGCAATACTAGGACTTTCGCAAGCTAGTGCCGAAGCAGAAGGCAAAACACGTATTACAATGTCGATGATGGAAGGTTCAAAGCTAGGTAAAGCGGCTGAGAGTGATATCATGTTGGGCATTGGTCGTATGAATGATGCTGAGAACCCTGATGATCCTACTCGTTGGATTACTGTGATGAAGAATAAGATTTCTGGATGGCACGGTACTATTATCTGTTCACTTAACCAAGGTACGTCACGATATGAAGTATGATCAGTTACCTATGCACATAGAGATTTCTATTAGAGAGTTCGGAGTACTTTCAGAAGAGAAGAAAGTAGAAAAGGTTGTCCAAGAAGAAAGTTGGACCCCCCATAATGTTATTTTTGATGAGAACGGGGAGCCAAACTTTTGAAGTGGTTAGTATTAGATTTGGAAACGACAGTAGAACGCATCGATGGTCGTATAGACAATAGTCCTAAGAACCCAAACAATCGTTGTGTATCTGCCCACTATGGATGGCTAGGTACGGAGACAGTTGATGAAGTACTTACGGATCTATTTTATCATAAGGAACTAGAGTCACCTGATCACGTAGATAGACTAAAGCAATACTTAGTTGAGGCTGATGGTTTGATTTGCCACAATGTTAAGTTTGATGCTGAGTGGTTGTCTGAAATGGGATTTGTATTACCGCCTGTTGTCTACGATACTATGATTTGTGAGTATTTATTAGCTAAGGGTCAACGTAGGGTACTGAGCTTAAAGGAAAGTGCAATAAGACGTAGCACTACTAGCATTAAGAAGTCAGACCTTGTTGATGATATGTTTAAAGATGGCACTTGTTTTTCTGAAATGCCCCTCAACGTAGTTATTGAGTATGCAGAAGCTGACGTAAAAGCTTGTGGAGAGTTGTTTCTCGCGCAACAGGCTATCTTAGAGCGAGAGCATAACCTTAGTCTTAAAAAAGTAATCCCTTTTATGAATGAAATGCTTTTGTTCCTCTGTGAGATAGAGATGAACGGCGTTAAGATTGATATGAATGCTTTAGACATTGTTGAGAAAGAGTTTGAAGCTGAGAAAGTAGAGCTACAAAGACGTTTAACTGAAATAGTTGAACAGGTAATGGGTGATAGCCCTATTAACTTAAATAGTGGCGCAGACATGACTAAGGTAGTCTACTCCCGTGAAGTTATTGATAGGTCAGTACATCAACAGACGTTTAACATAGGCACTAATGAGTCGGGTAAGTCTCTTAGACCGCCGTATATGAAATCTAATCAATTTGTAGATGCAGTTAGAGCTACGACTAAAGTTGTGTTTAAGACACGGGCTTCAAAGTGCCAAGACTGTGATGGTCTGGGATCTATTCAGAAATACAAGCAAGTCACTAAGATAAAAAATGGTAAGAAGTATAGAGTACAGGGTGATCCTTATAAGAACAGAAACAAATGTAAGGTATGTAGTGGTTTAGGTGCTATTTACGTATCTACTGGTGTAACTGCTGGATTGAAGTTATCCCCTAGCTCCCCCTATGATGCTTCTATTAATGGATTTAAGACTGATAAGGAAACGATTAAAGTTCTTATCCAACAAGCAGAACGTAAAAATAATGAAATGGCTGTAGAGTTCTTGACTAAATTAAGTAGGTTAAGTGCAGTATCTGTCTACCTAGATAGCTTTGTCGCAGGTATTAAGAGAGGTACTAGAGCAAGTGGATTTCTTCACGCAAACTTTAATCAGTGTATTGCTTCTACGGGTAGGCTGTCGAGTGGGGGTGGAATGTCTTTAAATTTACAGAACCAACCCAAGAGGGGATTCCCTGTACGTAAGTGCTTTGTTAGTCGATTTGAAAATGGTTTACTTTTAGAGTCCGACTATAGTGGCCTAGAATTTAGAACGGCTTGTGAGTTGTCTAGGGATAGCCAAGGTCTTGCAGATATTCTTGAAGGCAAAGATATACACCGTCAGACTGCAAGTATTTGTTTACGTAAACCATTAACCGAAGTCAGCAAATCAGAGAGACAGAACCATAAGTGGGCAAGCTTTCAACCACTTTTTGGTGGTACTGGGGCTGGTCAGCCCTCTCACATAAAAGCATACTTTGATAGGTTCTATGAGATATACGAAGGCATACACGGTTGGCATCAAACTCTAATGACAGGAACGCTAAAGAATGGAACTGTGGAGACACCAAGCGGAAGACAATACTATTGGCCTAACGTCATTAGAACTAAAAATAACAGAGTAACTTTTGCTACCCAAATATTAAATTATCCCGTCCAAGGATTTAGTGCAGACTTAGTGCAACTAGCCTGTATTCGTGCATTCAGAATGTTTAAGGGGCAAAAACTTCAATCAAAACTGATACTTACGGTACACGATAGTATTGTTGTAGACACTCATCCAGACGAAGTGGACGAGGTAAAGGCAATACTTACGCAAGCAATGACAGAGGTTGGCGAAGAGTCGGAAGAACGATTTGGATACTCCCTTGTTGTACCCCTAGAGATAGAAATTAGTAGGGGAAAAAACTGGCTTGAGCAAGAGGAATATGCTTGATTAAGCTACTTAACTATTGTATAATGAAACCTCGTTTTTAAAAAAAGGAAAGTTATGACTGAACTAGCAATTAAAGAAAATGGCTTAACATTAGAAGAGATAAGCGCACAGTTAGGTGCGTCATCTACAACGAAGGGGCCAAGCATCCCCTCTTTGAAAATCAACTCAAATGGAGAAGACTCTACTGGGAATCAAATACCTTTAGGATCATTCTTTTTGAATACGGCTGAAGATCGTGTTTACGCAAAAGAAGGCGTGAAGTTACGGGCATTTAGTAATCATATTCAATACCAACACTGGGGAGACAGTGGCTTAATTAATAAATCTTTATTGGTCAAAAACCAGAGAGAAGAAGCCCGTGATCAACTTGGTGGCGTTATGTGTGGTATGCCTACTTACGAACAGTCTGTGCAAATGACTCCAGAGGAACGTAAAGAGTATGAAGGTAGGGATAGATTTAGGGTTATTCGCGGATTAGTTACGTATACAGGACAGACTGCTCAAGGTAAAGAAGTTACCATAGAGAATGAGCCTTGTATTCTATCACTCAAGCGAAGGAATTATGGACCTTTCTGGCATGATGTTTTAAAGAGAATGCCTAGAGGTATGAATTTGTGGGATTTTGAAAGCCTACTTAATGCTGAAAAGATGAAGACTGATAAAGGTGCTGTCTATTATATAATGCGCTTTAGTCCTCAGTTTGGAAGTCCTATACCAATGGATCAACTTACGTATGATAGTTTGGCTCATGTAACAGGTCTTATTACGGCTGAGAATAAACGTATTGATGAGGCGTTTAAAGCATCGTCTACGCAGACAGAAGAAGAGAAAGATGCTTCTAGAATATTAGAAGCCGTGGACTCTTTGGACGAAGATGTTGAGTAGATGGGTATTATTAAAAATATGCCCGTTGTGGAGTACCACAAACAAAGTGGTATCTCTTCATCTGCGGTCAAGGCAGTTTATAAGAAGTCTTTAGCTCACTGGAAAGGTGAGAGGAGAGTTCAGACTGCTGCTTTTTCTCTGGGATCAGCGGTTCATGCGTTGCTCCTAGAGGAAGACCGTAATCTTGTAATTAAAGGTCCAAAGACTAGAAGATCAAAGTCTTTTACTGATCAAGAAGAAAAATTAAAACCTGATCAAATTCTTTTAACTGAAATTGAATATCATATAGCCCATCGTATGGCTAAAGAGACTTTAAACAATAAGAATTGTAAAAAACTTTTAAGACATAAAGATAGGCAGAACGAAATAAGTATCTTTGCAGAATGTCCAAAGACAGGTTTAGTTCTTAAAACTAGACCCGATTTATATATTCTATCAGAAGGTGCGGTTTATGATGTAAAAACTACTCAAGATGCAAGTCCATCAGGCTTTGCAAAGGAGTGTTGGAAATATTCATACGACTTACAAGCAGCTTTTTATATCTATGTATGTAACTTGGCTGATATTGAGGTCAGTAGCTTTAGCTTTATTTCTGTTGAAAAGTCAGCCCCCTACGTAAGTCATATGCACCTAGTTAGTCCAGAGTTATTGGCTAATGCAACAGAGCGTATGCACAGGGTATTAGCAACTATTGCCGTAGCTAATGAGAAAGAGGATTTTAGTACTGGTTGGGGTGATTATAGTGTCTTAGAATTACCTAAGTGGCTATGAAATCATCAAGTGCTAAAGCGAAGGGCAGAAGACATCAACAATGGGTCAGAGATAATATACTCGCTCTCTTTCCCAAAAGGCTCCTCCCTGATGATGTCAGAAGCACTTCAATGGGTGCTGGCGGTGAGGATATCCAACTTAGTCCTGCCGCCAGACGCTTATTTAATTATTCGGTTGAGTGTAAATCGTTTAAGAATTTTGCTGTCTATAAAATTATGGATCAAGCTATTGAGAATTGTCCAAAAGGCTCAGAACCATTGGCGATTATTAAAGGTGATCGACAAAGGCCATTGGCAGTCGTTGACGCAGAACATTTCTTTAAGTTAATAAAAAAATGAACTGTAATCATTGCCATAAAAAATTGAGTAACCGTGGTAAATCAGGGTTTTGCCAACCCTGTTCTGCAAGAGTTCTTATGAACAATAGATGGGCTAATTTTGGAGATGTTTCTAAAAGTACTGTGCGTTTACTAGACAGGGAAACAAAGAATTGGCTTTTAAACCAAGCAAATGCTAACAAGGTAAAATTATCTACCTTAGTGGCATCTATTATTAAAGATGCTTATTACGATGATTTAAAGGAAAAATTATGAAATTACCAAAGAATACAATTAATCTACGCATTACAATAGATCAAGATACTGACCATTACGATATTGGCGTAGAACAATCGTTAAGTACAATGATGAGTGAAGAACAATATACGTTTTATCTAGACGCTTTAAATGGCTTAGTGGGTAAATTAAAAACTGAACTTAATTCATTTGCTTTTCATGGCTCTCTTTTAAGAGAAGTTGCTACTCTCAGAGAAATAATAGATAGTGATGGAGAAATAGATTTTGAGCCTGATGAAGAGTTGATTGACGCTGTTAAAGAAAAAAGATCAGCTAAGATATTAGATTTTAAAAAGAAATTACATTAACAAATAGGAAAACTTATGGAAGACAATAATAAATTTGTAGGGGATTACGAAACCGACTTAGTAAATCAACCACCGCACTACAATAAATCCTCAATAGAGTGCATAGATGCAATGGCTGCTATGTCAGAGAGTGCTAATGAAGTACTAACGGCGCACCAAGCCTACTGTTGGCAAAACGCTTTTAAGTATCTTTGGAGATTTCCATATAAAAATGGTGCAGAAGACCTTAAAAAAGCCCAGTGGTATTTAGATCGACTTCTCAAAGATTTTGAGGAGAGCTAAGATGATTACCAAAGAAGATATTGATGCGGTGGCATCTTTGGCAGAGCCTATAAGTCAAATGGGTCACCATGATATGGAACCTGATTGGTTAAACCACATAGACCGTGGCTCACCTCTTCATATGGTAACACAGTTTGCTAAGTCTATGAACCAACCAATTAATACAAAGTGGCTGACTAATTTTAAACTAGAAGAGTTACGATTTAAATTTATCCAAGAAGAATTTGAGGAATTTGAAGAAGAGTGCGTTAAAGGTACTGATCCTGAGAACGCCCTTAAAGAATTAGCTGACATTGTTTACGTAGTTTATGGCTATGCAGCTACTTTTGGTTGGGATCTAGACGAAGCTGTTCGCCGTGTTCACCGATCAAACATGAGTAAACTGGGCCTAGATGGAAAACCTGTTAAAAACCCTCAAGGTAAAGTTATGAAGGGTCCAAATTATAAAAAACCAACATTACAAGACTTAGTGGAGACCAATGATGAATAATTTACTTCCAACCGATTATCAAACTTTTATAGCAACTAGCCGTTATGCACGATGGTTGCCCGAAGAAAACCGTAGAGAAACTTGGACTGAAACCGTAGATAGGTATATTAACAATATTGTTAAACCTAAGTTGAGACCTATAGATACAGAATTAATTGCCGAATTAACTGAAGCAATTTTAGGTTTAGAGGTTATGCCTAGTATGAGGTCATTGATGACCGCAGGTCCGGCAGCAGAACGAGATAATACGTGTATGTATAATTGTAGTTATCTAGCCGTAGATGACCCTAAGTCCTTCGATGAGGCTATGTTCATCTTGCTCTGTGGTACTGGCGTTGGGTTCAGTGTCGAGAGGAAGTTCATTGAGAAACTCCCTGAAGTTCCGAAGTTGTTTGATAGTGATACCACAGTCGTTGTGAAGGATTCTAAAGAGGGTTGGGCTAAAGCTTTCAGACAAATACTTGCGCTCCTTTGGGCCGGTGAGATTCCTAAATGGAATGTTGATAGAATAAGGCCAGCAGGTGCTAGATTAAAAACCTTTGGTGGTAGGGCTTCTGGACCTGCGCCTTTAGTGGATCTTTTTAATTTCTCTGTTCAGACTTTTAAAGAAGCTCAAGGACGTAAGTTGTCTACTATAGAATGCCATGACCTTATGTGCAAAGTAGGTGAAATTGTAGTTGTTGGCGGTGTTCGCAGGTCTGCTATGATCTCTCTAAGTAATTTGCAAGACGATAGAATGCGCTATGCTAAGTCTGGTGAGTGGTGGGATGATGAAGCTGCTGGAATTAAGAGATACGGTTATAGAAGGTTAGCTAATAACTCAGTTGCGTATACAGAGAAGCCTGACAGTATGTCTTTTATGCGTGAGTGGATGGCTTTAATAGAAAGTAACTCTGGTGAACGTGGTATCTTTAATAGAGAAGCATCTAAGAAACAAGCTTCTAAAAATGGTAGAAGAGATCCAGACTATGACTTTGGAACTAATCCTTGTTCAGAAATAATTCTTAGAAGTAATCAATTTTGTAACTTAACAGAAGTCGTAGTAAGAGCTACTGATACCGTAGCTACTTTAAAGAACAAAGTCAGACTAGCTACTATTCTAGGTACTGTTCAGTCTACGTACACAAAGTTCCCATATTTACGTAAAACTTGGAATACTAATACTGAAGAAGAAAGACTTCTTGGGGTTAGTCTTACTGGAATAATGGACAACCCACTACTTACGCATAAAAATAAAGGTTTAAATGAAACTTTAGATCATTTACGGGAGATTGCTATTAATACTAATGTAGCGTGGGCGCAGACAATTGGAGTACCATACAGTGCTGCTATTACTTGCGTAAAGCCTTCTGGAACTGTTTCTCAGTTAGTAGATAGTGCAAGTGGTATTCACGCAAGGCATTCACCTTATTATATTCGTACTGTGAGAGGTGATAACAAAGACCCACTTACACAGTTTTTGAAAGATCAAGGAGTACCGTCTGAACCAGATTTATCAAAGCCAAAAGAAACTACAGTATTTAGCTTTCCAACTGTTTCTCCTGTAGGCGCAATCTGTACAAAAGATGTCTCTGCAATTGATCAGTTAAAGATGTGGCTTACTTATCAACGTCATTGGTGTGAGCATAAGCCTTCGGTAACTATTAACGTAAAGAAAGATGAATGGTTTGAGGTAGGTGCATTTGTATATGAACACTTCGATGAAATGTCTGGGGTGTCTTTTTTGCCATTTAATGAACACATATATCCTCAAGCTCCTTACCAAGAATGTGATGAAAAGGAATATAATAAAGTTAAATCTGCTATGCCTAAAAGCATAGATTGGACTAAATTATCCGACTATGAAACCGAAGATACTACCTCTGGATCACAGACAATGGCTTGCGTAGGTAACTCCTGTGAAATAGTAGATATTGCGTCTTAAATACATAATTTTTTATAAAAAAAGCCTAGAGATCCCTTGACCTTTAGGCTAAAAATATAGTAGAGTACCTAAGAATGAGGTTGATTGGTCCACCTTGTTCGTTGGTGGAAAAGCCCTCACTTTGTACCTTGGTGGGGGCTTTTTTTATTGTAAATTCAATTGCCTCATTTGATCATCTACGGTAACAGTTGGGCTTGGCTCTGCTATAAATCCATCACTTAATGCAGAAGAACTTGATAGAGGAGCTACAGAGCCAGCATTTAGAATAGCTTGTCCTGTTCTTTTAGCTGTACCTACGGTAACATCCTTGGCAATCTTTTTAGCTATTTGTCCTTTACTAAGACCTTCAAATTGAGATCCATAATTAATAAGAAATTCCTTGACGCTTTCTATAGCTCCTTTACGTATCTGTGGATTTTTATTAAGAGTAGCTAATAAAGTTCTTGGCTGAAGCATAAGCACCCTAAGAGCTTCTGATTTCTTGGCAGTAGGTAATCCATCAACTAACTTTTTAAAAGCTGCAGAACCAATAGCCGCTGCTTGTAATTGTGAGCCTTCCCCGACACCAAATTGTGCGCCGAAGTTAGCACCAAATATTCTAGCTGCGTTAGTAACTAAATCACCTTGGCCTGTAACTGCGTTTGCTATCTGTGTTTCGTTCATGGTACTTTTTTGAACACGTAATCCTTCAGAAATTACTGAGCCAATTGCTTGTGTCTCTTCACTTGATATTACACCTTGCTCTTGCATAATGTCTAAAATGCTTTTATCTCCCTTACGACCACTAAGAGGTCTTGTTAATTCATTTGTTAACGTAAAGAAGTCAGGGTCATCGCCAACTTTTGCAGACTCAAATAATTTGTCTATCGTAGCCATTCGTAAGTCGGATAAAGCATTTGCATCTCCTAATGCTTCTGAAGCAAGCCTTGTGTAATCATCTACAGGATTTTTACCAGTAAGTACCTTGCCAATTTCTTTTGGCAATTGTCCTGAAGTAGCTATTTCATTAAATGTATCAAATATTTTATCGGCTGTTTTTTGTGCATCTAAAAGACCTACTAATTCAGCCCTAAAGTTTGGAAATGCTTTAAGTACTTCTGCATTCTCAGTAGCAGACATAAATTGTTCTAACTTTTGTGGGTTAATAACACCATCAGTACCCCTTAATTTAGTCACTGATCCTCGTAAAAAATCTTCTTGGGCTTTTGTCATAGTTGGACCAAGGTCTTGACGTATAACCTCATCACGAAGTGCCACAGAAGTAGTTTCCCCACCTTCATTTAATGTAAAATCATCCGTAGCTTCTGCTTTTGGTGCATCTGACCTTGGTCTGTTAGCTCCGTAGATAGTATACTCTGGAATAGGATTGTTAGGATCTAATAAAGTATCATCTCCAATACCTGTTACTTTAATTTCTGGAATAATATCGTCATCTGTTGGCATCATTTTTGATGGGTCAATGTCTGTAGCATCATCTACATTATCTGCTTGCGTAGATGGTACTCTTGCACCGTCATCTGCTAAAGTACTTGCATCTAGTTCTGCTTTTGCAGTGGCATCCCTTAAATCATCTAAATTTTTAATTTCTTGTAAAGTTTCACCTGCTTTGTCTGCAAATTCTGCACCTTCTCGCATCTCTGCCATATTTAATGCTCTAGATGTTTCAGAGCCAGACATTGCTTTGTCTAAAGTTTCTTCTGCACGTATTGTGGTTCCACCACTTTCACCTTTGGCAAGGACATCTTGATTGAAGTAACGAGTAAATCTAGCATTTAACTCCCTACTAAATCTACGGGCTGCTTTTATATCTACCCCACCCATATTATCAGGGATAGTATTCAACTCATCAATTGTAGAATTGGCTAATTCATCAAAAATACCTGCTCTAAAATAATCTGGATTAGCACCTGAGCCTAAAGTTCTAGACTCTGCTAACATACGGGATCTAAACTTACGTATTTCATCTACGCTAATAGTTTGATTAGGGTCACGGGCTTTTGCGTAAATATTTCTTATAACGGCATCTAATTGACCACCACCTGCTAAGGTTTCGCCTTCTAATATTCTACTATTTATTAAACTATCTATTTTAAAGGCTAGTTGATCACCTTGAACTGTAAGGGAAGGATCAATTCTATCCCAAAGATAGGTTTCCATATTTCGGATATTGTTCTTAGCTTCAAACAAAGTCTGTTGAGCTATCTCTGAAGCTTTCATTGGACTTACATCTGGACCAAGTTCATTTACTCTAGCCGTGGCTTGAGCCTGTGCAGAATTAATACGTGTATCTAATAAATTCTGAAAGTATCTTGCTCTTAAAGTATTAGCTGCGGAAGTATTACCTGCTCTAGCTAAATTTTCAGAAGCAGTTAGTATTTGATTAAGAGCAATATTAAGTTCTTTTCCTATCTCCCCTCTAAAATCTGAGTAAGCAGAAGTTAATTGATTTTGAATACCCATAAGAGCTGGATTTTCTGTAAGATTACCAGAAGGTAAATTAATACCTAATTCAGACATTTGACTGTCTGTAGAATTTAACGCATTTTCTAAGTCGCTAATAATTCTTTCAGCTTTGTGGGCATCAGCTTCTTCTACTAGTCTAGTATAAAGAGCATCGTCACCAGCTTCCTGTGCAACTTTAGCTCTGTCTAACAATAAATCTCTTTGGGATTTAGCTGCTATAAGAATATCATTTACAGCCCCTTTTTGAGCCGCTTGTTTGCTTATTGCCGACATAGCTGTTTCTAGTGATTTACTTAATGCACTACTTATGCCAGTAGCTGTATCTCCAGCTTTAGATTTTGCGGATACTGTACCACCACCAAGAATAGAACCAATAAACTCTGCGCCCATCATTGCCCAAGGATTATCGCCTAAGCCAATTGTTTCTATAAAACCAACTGCACCAGCAGCTGTACCAGTAGCGGCTGTTTCTATCTTTTTAAATTTACTAGGATCTTTAGCAACTTCTTTAATAAGAGGATTGCTTAATCCAATTCCTAATTTAGCAGACTTTAATAAAGCAAAGCCGGGAATAGCATTTTCTGTTACTACTCTGGAAACACTAAAATATGATTTAAATTCATCTGGAATATTTTCTCTATCTAGATAAAGTTTTTCTCCTTCGCCAACCATACCTATTTTTTCTGCAATTAAATTTGCTGTATTTTTAAGATTTTGGCTACCCAAAAAAGGAGTAGGACCAGAAGCTATAAAATCTTTTGGATCAGTGCTTACATCCCCACCAAGTTTGTTAATACCATAACGTACTCCACCTTCTATTCCTTGTGATGCCATATTCACTAAGTCAACAGGCAATCCAAGAAGGTTCATACTAGCGTTACCAATTCCTTTTACGATTGCATCACCAGCACTATCTACGTCTGTATCTACAACTTGCCCTGATGTAATAAAATCTAAAAGAGCGGTGGAGCTAGTACCTTTTTCTATTTCTGGTGCTAGATCAAATGGTTTACCATCCATTTTCCAATTAGTACCACCTTTTTGAACAATATCATTAAGAATGTTCTGGTCTGACTCCCCAGAGTTTCTACGTTGTTGAATATTTTGTAGGTCTAGTTCTTTAGAGGTCTGGTTTTCTGTAGAACTATCTCCAAAGGGAGATACATCATCTTCATCGTCTATACTAGTATCCCCAAAAGGATTTACATTAGCCATATTATTGCCCTTTTGTGTAGGTTTTGCCTAAATAAATATAAACTGTGCCTGTAGGTAAAGCATCATATTCTTCTTGATTATTAATAGTTTTTATTTGTGTTGATTCTTGCGTAGAAGGTTTAAATATTTCTTTATTTACCTCATCTGATTTTTTTCCAGCATCTAATCCAGAAAGAACTTCTTCATAAATTTTAGAAAGTGGCTCCAAAGCATTTAAGGCTACTTCAGCTTTACTCTGGGCAGTTGTATTAACTTTTTTATCGTTAGCAGTAGCTCTTTGATTTATTATAGCTTGATCAAGCAAGTTTTTAATATCTCGTAAGTTCCTAGTAGCTTGTGGTCTACCTGTCCAAAACCTACCAGATTCAGGTATTAGAGCTTTAATAGATTCTTTTAATTGAACACTGTCTCTAATACCTGGAAAAGCAGTAACTACTTGTAAGGTAGTTACTATTCTAAGAGTATCTAAACTACTTTTTGCTTCTGCCGTATTTGGCATTAAAGTTCCACCGATAAGACCAGCAACAGCATTAAAGCCTTTACCAAAAAAACTAGTAGGACCAAATGCTGATCCTATATCTTTTAATTCTTCAATATCCCCTTTAAAACCTAATTCTTGTAATGCTTTAATTGCTTCTTGTGTTACTCTATCTCTTTCAGTTATATCTTCTTCTGTAAGTGACTCATCAGAAATTCTAGAAGCAGCTTCTAAATCAGATTCTACTACTTCACCATCTACAGATATAGATTTTCCTGATACTATGTCTAATAGCATAGGTCTTCCCAATCCATCAGAAGTTACTTTTCTAGTACCATTTTTAATTTCAGCTGCTGTCTTTCTGTCTACTTCAAGATCAGCCATAATCTGGGCAATGTCATCCAACTTGATTGGACTCCAATTTTCTTGCTCCAACTGGGCCTGTTGATCGGCACTTAATACCCGTATTTCTTGACCATCTTTATAATAAGTACGGGCTGTATATTTTTGTGTTGGAGCTGGCTTGATAGCAGAAAATCCATCAGCTATAGCTATATCCATTTGATCTTGTGAAAATACTTCTATTTCACGACCATCATCTGCAAATAAAGTTCTTTTAGCAAATTTTTCTGTAGTAGCTGGTTTAACCGCAGACCAACCGTCTGCTTCATACGTAGCTAATTCTTCGCTAGAGAATACTTTTACTTCTGCACCGTCTTTATACAGTAATCTGCTATCAAACTTGTCTGTAGGAGCATCTTTTATGGCAGAAAATCCATCTGCTATAGCTGTATCCATTTCTGCTTGAGAAGTAACAACTTGTTGTGCGCCATCTTTGTAAAGAGTTCTTTGAACAAATGGTGTAACCTTAGCAGGTTTTTCTTGAGACCAACCGTCTGCTTGATACGTATCTAAATCAACTTGAGATAATATTTCAATTTCTGCACCGTCTTTGTATAATGTTCTTTTAACAAAATCTTTAGTTGGGGCATCTTTTATGGCAGAAAATCCATCTGCTATAGCTATATCCATTTCGGCTTGGGTAGTTACGACTTGCTCTGCACCGTCTTTGTATAGTGTTCTTTGAGTAAACGGCGTAGCCTTAGCTGGTTTTTCTTCACTCCAACCGTCTGTTTTATACGTAGATAAATCAGCTTCGCTATAAACTTTTACTTCTGCGCCTTCTTTGTAAAGAGTTCTTTCTTTAAATTCTTTTGCTACAGCTGGTTCTATTGCAGACCAACCATTAGTAGATGCTTCATCTAACTCTGTTTGAGAAAATACTTCTAGTTTTTGTCCATCTTTATACAATGTTCTTTGTTTAAATGGCACTACTTCTTGGGGCTTAACTTCGCTCCAACCATCGGTTTTGTATTGTGTTAAATCAGCATTACTAAAGACTTGGACACTAGCACCGTCTTTA